AATACAGAATCAGCTAACCAGACAGGATTAGGTTACTCTCTTAGCACCGCAAACATAAACACAACACATGCCTTGGCACATGAGCTTGGACATCACATTGATTATGGGTTCTTCTTTGAGGACAGATCAAGTGCTCATTTTGATAGTCCACTTTTTGAGGTGCCTGAGTATGAGATAGCGACCTCCTCAGACACTGAAATAGAAGCAGTAACGACTAGATTTAGACAAAGAAATCCAGAACTCGTAATTAAGTCTGGAACCAAGGGTCCAATAATACGAGAGGCTTTTAATATTTTAAATAACGATGAACTTGTTAAGCTAAATATAAGGAAGGCATCAGTAGATGGTTCTTACTTAAAAGGAAGAATTCTTGAATACCCAATGAGTTCTTACATATCTACGATGCATGCAATATCTCAGGGTGCTGATCCAGCATCTGTACAGAAGCAACTTAGATTTATTAAGGGTGAGATTTTTGCACAAATGCATAGTCTATATTACACTAACAGAAGTTTGCTGGAGGAATTTGCTCCAGAAACAGTTAAACTAATAGAAAGGATTAACAATGAGATTTCAGTTGACGGATTTGGAAACAAAGGCATCGGAATACTTCGTGCGTTTCGGTCACCCCGTGCCCCTAGAAGTCTATCGATTTCAGGAGAAAGGCAAGACCCTACAACAGATAGAACTAGCGTTACAGAAAGACCAACCGGTGAAGAATTGGCAGAACAGACCGGACCAGAAACAAGGGACAATTTACGATCTCCAATACGAACAAGAGTAGCCACAACAGGTCAATATATAGGAGCACCTGAAGGTGTAACATCTCCCCAAGCTCTTGGGGCTCTAAGAAGAAAAATACTAGGACTAACCGAGGAAGGTGAGGTTGGTAGGTTCTGGTATGAGCAAAGTGCTCAGGCATTGTTAGATGTAACAGGCGGAGATAAAGCAGAGGCAGATCTGTTAGCACAAGCAATAGCAATCACATCTCCCGGTACACCGGTGAGCACAAACATGGTTTATGCTGTGCAGGCATATTCTCAACATAAGGCTGGTAGACCAATTAATACCGGCAGATTTACACAATCAATAAACAAAAAGCTTGAAGCTCTTTTTTCGGGGGAAGAATGGAGTGGGAGAAAAACAAATAGCTTTTATTCAAACATCATAGGATTTATTGACCCAACAAAAGAACAAGCGGTAACTACAGACCTTTGGATGATGATAGCCTTTGGATTTAATACCGAAGCCCCTTCACCAAAACAATATGATTTTGTAGAGCAAGAGGTAGAAAGGATTGCTGATCAGCTAGGCTGGGAACCAAGACAGGTGCAAGCCGCTATTTGGGTTGCCAAAAAATCTCAAGATGAGGGAACCTCACCAGAGGTTGCTAAGTATGACTACAGTGATGCATTAAAAGAAAACCTTGGACAAATTAGCTGGGAGTCTATTCCCGGAGCAACAACGAATCATATGCCAGAGGTTCAAGATGCAACTTACGAACAACTACAGGAATACCATGTAGCAGTATCTAAAGCATTCCTTGATGAAGACGGTAATGACATAATCGCAAAAGAACTTGGGTTATTAACACCGGGTAATTTTGAAGCACCCGGATATTTTGAACAGAATGTAAATCCCGGAACACAGACCGAAGCTGTTCTTGTTAAGAAATATAGGGCACAGAAGGATGAGATAACAGCGTTAGAGCCAGCCAACCAAGAACTAGCAGAGGCATACTCAGCTGTTGTTGGCATCTTATTAAAACAAGATGGTGTTGGTTATCACAAACCTTTCTATAAAAAGAACATCGCAAAGAAAGACCTGAATGGGGTAGAGATAGACATAGGCAGACCGCTGTCTGAAACAGAAACTAAAGCCATAGCAGAGGCAATGGCAACAGAGTCGGGTAACACAGAGTACAATCCAATTGCTTCGCCAAGAGGGGCAAGACTTATTAACTTTGATTATGTTGACATTGACAACATTAAATTTATGTCCATTGTTAAAAGGGCGTTAGATGGTGTACAATTCGATAATAACGAGTCTTATGTTGCTGGACAGTTTGCAGCAAACACCGGTTATTTAGGCAACAATTGGGAGATTGATAAAAATGGCGAAGGGTACCTTCAAAGTATTGGACGAATTTCACCCGATCTTCAAGGAAGGGTTGAAAGTCTCGTCAGGCAAATCCAACCGAGAATTCAAGAAGTTGATCAAGACTTCTCAGAACGATATGGATGGACCAGAAATGAATCCATCAACTCCAACTACAGATCAAGACCAGACGATCTAGAAGCCGAATCAAGAGCACCTGTATATGATGGCGATACATTAGTAGAGCCAGCGTATGTCGACTTTTCAATAGAAGAGATAAAGAACATACAAAGAAATTCTTACAAAATTCAACCAAAACTTTTTGAAGACAAAATACCAGAAGATTTTCCAAGAATAAATCCATTTAGAAAAGGGGAGGACAGGCTTGGATCTCCTCAAGTTGTAAGTAATTTTGTAATTAGAATGCCTATAGATGATTATCTAAAACTTACAACAGCTTCAGATATAAATATAGAAACCATACGAGAAAGAGGTCCTTCATATAGCACCATTGACTTTGATGCCGAACCTTCTGCAAGATTTGATCCTGAAGAACAATTAAAAAGCCAAACAGTATTTTTGTCTGTAGATCAGTCTGGAAGGGTTGTTAGTCATGAGGGAAGACACAGATCAGCACTTGCACAAAAAGATGGTGCTCAAACAATACCTGTAAATATAAAATTAGGAGAGTTTGAAGAAAGCAGAGAGGCTTTTGAGTCTATTGCAGAAAGAAAGTTTAAGGCTGACGGAGAAGTTCCACAAAGTTTAAAAGATTATGGCATTGATATATTAAAGCCTGAAAACTTTGGAAATGCTGGTGTTAGAACCGGCTATGAGTTTGATACAAATAACTACAACTCTGCACCTGTTATAGGTGAAGGTAAAGAAGCTCTTGCTGTAGCACAGGGACCAGACACAATGTCTCCACAAAAACCAGAGGACTCTGATATGTTATTAGAGGTTCCTCCAAGCAAGGGGTCAAAACCACCCCCATCAGATCCCAAACAAAACAGACAGTTTAGTCTTGGTGATGAAAACTTTTTCCAAAGAAGGTTTAGAAACTTTAAGCTCAACATAGTTAATAACTTTGATCCGGTATTTACAATTGAAAATGCTATTAAATCAGAGTTTGGACCAGAGGCTGTTTCCGGGAGAAGGGTTACCGATGAAACCGACTTGTATCATGGCAGGGTCAAAACGGGGGTAGAAAAATTTGAACGAAAAGCTGAGAAGCTTATTAAGTTCATTACAGATAATGGTTACACAATTAAACAATACAACGAGTTTATTTATAACTTACACGCACCTGAAAGAAACGAATACATTAATACCCTCAGAGAACCCGGAAAACCCGGATCTGTTAAATATAAGGATAGGGGCTCTGGTATAAAAACAGATGATGCTATTAAGTACCTAAAAAGAAATGGCGTAATCTATGAAAACGGACAGGCAAGAGCGGTAGCCAGCAAAGGAAAAATTTTACTTGAGGCATACAACGAACTTCATAAGCCAATCATTAATGACACCATAAAGTTATATGAAGATAATGGCTTGGTTGATCAAGAAAACCTAGCTGATTGGAAATCAAGATATAAATATTATGTACCTCTAGCAGGATTTGCGGCAGACACACTTACAAAAGGATCAGAGCCATCAAGCTCAGGCACAGGTTCTGTTGCAAAAGCATTCTCTGTATCTGGATCAGAGGTAAAACAAGCCAAAGGTAGAATATCTAAGGCTGACTTTGCGTTAGAACAAACACTAGCAAGAGCCTCAGCGGCTGTCATTAGGTCAGAAAAAAATATTATTGTTAAGAAACTTGCTGATCTTGCAAGAGAGTTTCCTAACGATGATGTATGGCAAGTTAGAGGCAAGAATAAATTTATGGCAGCCAAGCCACAATGGGATGGAGAGAAGGCAATCATTTCATTTAAGGAAGACGGTAAAGAAAAAGTAGTTATTCTTAAAGACGAGAGATTGGCTAGAGGTTTAGCTGGCTGGGACACTGATACATCAAATGCAGCATTCAATATGCTTGCAAAAGTAACCAGAGGTCTTGCGATGGTTAACACCGTACTAGATCCTGAGTTTATGATTACCAACTTCTTAAGGGACTTCCAAACAGCAGGATTTAATTTAGCCGCTGAACAAGAGCTTAAGGGTGGTAGAGCAGAGAACCTTAAGATTCTCGAAGAAAAGTTTGGGTTTAAGAGTGTTATTAAAAACATGAAGACCCTTAAGAGGGGGGAAACTAGAAAAGAAATGAATGCCGAGGATCAACAATACTATGATGCATTCAAAGATTCAGGAGCAGAAACAGGATATGTGGTCCCTCCAACTATAGAAAAAATTCAGTCAGACTTGAATAACATGGCTGAGATGTATAAGGGTACATTTAAGGGAAATACCAAAAAAGCAATTCAGTCAGTTTATAAACCAATTGAGGTTGCTAACACCGTTGTTGAAAACGCCACAAGGTTTACTGCATTTAAGGCTGCCCTAGAGCTTCAGGGGGGAATAAACAAAGTAACCCCGGAACAAATTAAGAAGGCAGCAATATTAGCAAAAAACCTAACCATTAACTTTAATAGAAAGGGTGTTAAGGGTAACGGTCTAAATGCAATGTACATGTTCTTTAACGCATCCGTACAGGGATCAGTTAACTTCTTTAGGGGTTATGGACCCGGAGGACTTTCAAAAAGAAAGATGAAGCTTGCCGGTGGTCTCACATCTATAGGATTCTTTACAACCCTGTATAACTTACTTTCATCTCCCGAAGACGAAGATGGGATGCTCTATTATGAAAAGTTTCCAGAGTACAAACATAAGTCAAACTATGTGATTATGTTATCAACACCAGATGTTGACCTTAAAAACGGAGAGCTTGAGTTCAAGAGAAGAGACTCAACAGAGGTGGTTAACCTCAATGGCAAACCTTTAGCAGTTACAATACCGCTCCCTTATGGCTTTAATGTTTTCCACAACTTTGGGAGAGTTATGGCAGAGCTCTTATACACACAATTAAATGATGATGGAAGAGAGATTACGAATGTCGCAGAGGCAGCAATTGATGTGGCTGATGCAATGCTAGGATCCTTCTCTCCAATAGGTATAGCGGAAACAAGGTCTAAAGGATTTGGATCTATCTTAGATAAGACCATCAAGACAGGAGCCCCAACCGTTGCTAAGCCTGTTGTTGAGTTAGCCCTGAATGAAAATTGGTTTGGTGCACCAATCAGACCTGAACAGTTCCCGGGTGATTACAGACCAAAAGCCCTACTCAGGAAGAAGAATGACAGTGAGGCTGTTGCAGCTATAACAGAGTTTATGAATAACATCAGTGGTGGAAATAAATATCTTCAGGGTGATATAGATATATCTCCACAAACAATAGCATACTTGGTTGCTTACGGAACCGGTGGTCTAGGAAGAACCGTAGGAAGAACAGGACAACTAGTTTTTGATGGCGTTGCAGAGATTGCTGAGAGAGGCTTCGGTCAGGGTCAAGGGGCTGTTAGAAAAAGAGAGCTAAATCAAATACCTTTTATTAGAAGATTGCTTGCTGTACCAGAGGATCATGTAACAAGTAAATTATATTACGATGCAAAAATTGATGTTGAGTCTTACGCTCAGGCTTATCTTAGAAATGAAAATGATATTTCTGTTGATCCTAGAGTTGCTCAAGACATGTACGATGCAAGACCAAACATTATGGCTCTAACAGACACCATAACCCTTGCAGCACCACAGGACAGATCAGAGGTTGATGCAAGTATTGAAGAGGTTAATAAAACTCTTAAATCTTTAAATGAAGAACTTGCTACAAACGAAGAGCACAAAAAATCTAATCCAAGACTTTATTATCAACAACAAGAAAGAATTGAAGAAGAGATTCTAAGAGAACAAAAAAGATTTATTAAGATCTACAATCGAGCTATAGCAGCTGATAAGAAAGAAAAAGAAAAATCAAGGAACAAATAAAAGAGCGAAGCTACCAAAGTATATACTGTAAATAGGGGAAAATATGAACGAAGGTAGCCCCGCATGAAGGTATCAGATCCTAAGATATCAAAGATATCGTATTCTCACAAGCCTCACTTAGGTAATCCTTAGACAGGTGAGCGTATCTGTTAACTATATTAAAGTCGGACCACCCACCAAGATGTTGCAAAGTATGGAGAGGAGTTCCATTTTGCACATGATGAGTAGCCCAAGTATGTCTGATGTCGTGCCATCTAAAGCCCTCTAAGCCACACTTTTTAAGTGCCCTGTACCATCCTGTATTAGATGTCCTAGAAAGCTTTCTACCGGCATATGTGAAGACATAGGACCCATTCTTTTCTATGTTGTTCAATAAGTTTTGTGCTTCCTTATTTAACGGTACTGAAAGGGACCTACCATTTTTAGTTTCGTCTGCATGGATAGCAACCCAGCCATCCTTAACATCTTCCCATTTAAGATTTAGGCAGTTGGACATCCTGACACCCGTTACCAGAGAAAAAGCGAAAACATTTTTCAGGTGTTCAGGCAAAGCCTTGTGCAATTCAGCACATTGTTCGACAGTCAGAAACTTAACTCTACGAGCAGGCTCCTTAACTCTCTTGATGATTGGCTTTGTGTCCAACCAACCTAACTCTTCATAGCAGTAATTTAAAACTGCTCTGAGAAAATTGATATATCTATTGACTGTACCGGGAGATTTTTTTATTCCCGATCTAGCATCCGCAAGGTTTTCTTTACTTAGTTGATTAACAGGTTTGTTACCAAAGCACTTGTTAAAGTATTTGATATAAGTTGCATCGTTCTTACCTTGATTTCTACTTTCGTAGTATCTCTCTACAGCTTGATTAAAGTTTTTCATTTTTTATTTCCAATCTTAAAAATGTTTTTGAATACTGAATTTTGTTGTTGATATTCAGAGCGTTTTACCCAAAAATCCTTCCCATCTAAATCTATTATGCATATGTATTTAATTTTAGGTAATTGTTTTAGATCGTACCAACCGCATGGATAATTAATCATTAAACCCCCTATAATTTTCAGCGTTTATTATTTCTTCCTTAATATGATCAAGACCTTGATTGATTCTTAGAAAGTTTAAATCAGATAGATTTCTTTGCATTTCAAAAAACTCTCTAAGGGTTCTTTCGGTAACCCCAAATGTTTTTGCAAGGCTTCTCAAAGATATCCTGTATTCGTTTTTTAGAATTTGAATGTCTTTACGCATCTTTATTTGTTGAATTTCTTTCATTTCAATTTTCAAAATTAAAAGGCTCTTTTCAGACCACAAGTGAGCCAAGCTTGCTTTAAAGGAATAAAATGGAGAACCTCGGTCTTAAACATTTTTACTTACCTTGCCCCCGGTAAGCCTTGTAAGATCTCTTACGATTTTTATTCATAGTAGCCATCGACTTAGGGTGCCTCCCAATTGAAGTACCCTTTTTGATGTGGTTAATTGTTTGAGTTGTTTTTACTTTAGGCATTAGGCTGCTCTCCTTGATAAAGTTCCAAGTGCTAATGTGTAAACATATTTGTCTGTCGTTAATGAGAACCCGTCAAAGTCAACTACAGTTTCTTCATTGGTCCTTTCAAAGTATGACTTAAGACTTAACAAGCTGGTCCATTCGTCAGCCATGATACCGTCAGTATACTTTTCTGATACCTCAACAAATGACTTGGTAAGTATTTCTTGCACATAGTCCTGAACAATTTTATTAAGTTCAGATCTAGTGATAAGTTTCTTTGCTTTGGTTTTGTGATATCTCTGTCCGATCAAGAGTCTTTGTTCGTCAGATAGATCTATTGATATATTAGTTTTCATATTGCTCCCCTTTTTGTGTGTAGTCTTCTAAAAACTTTTTTGCTTCCTTTAAGGAGGAAACAAAAAGAATTGATTTGTTATCTTTTTGGATTCGATAAAAAATGTCTAGGTCCTGAATCTCGTAATCTTGAAATCTCCACACAAGATTACCTTGAGACTTTGACCCGCTTCTTTTGAGTGTAATCATATTTTTCCCTATTAAGTTATTCCCAGATGTTACTATACAATGTATACGAAGTCAACTATTAGTTAGATATCTCTTAAATAAGTCTATTGGAATTAGGCAGGCTCTTTTCTTTTGGCTGTCTCCATCACCTAAAATATCTTGCGATGGTACATTGTTAACCATGATGCATTCCATAATTAATGATGGGGTGGTTACCATGATTTCATCCCCGGTATCAAATATCCAAAAGTCAGCCTCAGTTGTGAGTAAAGCAGATGGCTCTCCAAACATCATAAGTTCTATTAATATGTTCCCGGTTTCTTTGCTTTTGAAGTCCGCTTTTATTTCTACCTTCAGATCATTCTCTGGAATATAAATATCATAAGGCTTGAATTTTCCCGGGACCAATACCGCAGTTGGATATTTTTTTTGAATAGAGGCAAGTAGTTTCTTTTCTACTTCTTGCCCAACAAGAAGATCTTTTTTAAAGGCTTGACTCGAATCTATTTTTGACTTCTTGGTAGTCATCTTCTGACATTAGCGACTTAATAGAAAGATCGTTAAACTTATGATCTGAGGTAATTATTTTGGTCAACAAGTCTATACACTTATGGTCTTGATCAAACATCTCACCTTGATTTGTTGCTACAGATACAACCCTTTTAATTGCATCTCTTATTGTTAGATTGTCTATTGTTTTCAATTTCTGTAACTCCTCCCAGCGACTTTCCTGAGATTCAAGCTGTCTAATCTTAAACCCGGATGCTGCATTTCTAATGTTAATTAGTTTCTTTTGATGTGATGTGAAGGTGTTCCAATGGGTAATTTCTTCTTGTGATCTTCCACAAGTTCCACAAGATAGATCTCCATAAGTAGTCGTACAGACCCCCCGGCAAGGCACTCCATCAAGTTTTGCCTCCCCTTGTATAGATGCGAGCCTCTCAGAGTTAGAAAGGCTCTTTGAATCTTGTGAGGTCATTTCTAATATTACGATTCTTTTTTTGTATCGCTTGTATTAGATTCTACAACACCTGCATCAGGTTTTACAACTTCATACTTCTGTGGAAGTAACTTTGAAAGTTCTCCCTCCAGCACCTTTTTACCCAAGCTAATCAACCCTAACAAATTGTTTTGATCATTAAATTCTTTGTTGGCTGTAGCAAGCTGATTAAACTTATGCACTGCCTCTTCAGAAAATTCTTGAGTGTCATACTTCCTAAGCTCAACGGACCCGTCTTCGTTAGTATGATTTATCGTTATATGTTTGTTCTCTTCGCTCATTAGAATGGCAAGTCCTCTACAGTTTTAGGTGCTGGTGTAGCACTAGGTTGTGGACCTTTATCTAGAGCCGGAACAATACTAAGATTAAGTGCAGGTGCTCTCTCAGCATCTGACTCATTCTTATACGCAAATACTACATACTTCTCACCGTTAACATTAAGGTTTCCGTTTAGTATGTATTTTTTTTCGGAGTCCTCTGTTTTCCAAAGTGCCCCTTTATTAGTGTCGTCATATTTCTTATCCATTGGTTTTTTCCTCCTGTTGATACCAATCTTCTAAAATTTTAGCAACCTTGTAAGACATACCTCTATCAAAGAATCTATGTCCCTGAAGACTACTAACCCTTTCAAGGTGATCGTAAACTTTACTATCAACCCTTGAACTGACCGATTTTTTTGGCTCAGATTTAACTTGCATCTTTATCCTCCATAAGTCTGGTGTAAATCCTAGTAGCTCCCTCTGACCTATAGCCCTCTACCTCATGCACCGGGATATCCTTATCCTCGATCAATCTTTTATAATCGATCCTCCCGGTAGCTTGAGTTAGGTGGCACTTCACAGATGAAGTTCTAAAAGCCCCATTGTTTTCTTTTACTAGCCTTTCGGATAGCTCCTTCTTGACAGCATCAAGCTCTTTTATTTTTTGTTGTGCTACTTTTATTTCAAGCAACACGCTGGCAAGTTTTTTAGTATCATCGTTGTCCTCAATATCTTTGTAAGGAACACCGGGCTCTGTTTTGTCCATGGACCAACTAGTAATATTCTCAGCATCTTTTTTTGCTTCCTTATACCAATCCATAAATTCTTTTGCTTTAGGAATGTAAATGTCTGCCCAATCAGGATCTCTATCAACCCACTCTATGTAATGACTATCCTCATACCACTGAAAGAAAAGCATCTTATCTATGTCCATGCACTCCATGCCTAATTGCATTTGATGCCAATAGTTTCTCTTTTGTTTTTTAACATCAGTAACCGGTTTTGTTTGCGGACATTTAATTTCTACAGCAGACAGTCCGCCTCCGGGACCGTTAAGAATAATTCCATCAGGGCTCATACCTAGCCAATCATGGTCAGGGTGGTTAACAAAAGGGGAGTCCTGTATTTGAAAACCCATTTCATCTTTGAGTCTTTGTATTGCCTTTGGCTCATTATCCTTACCATAACTAATTGCATACAGAGCTCTAGCATCAAAAGGGTCCTGAGATAAACCATTCTCTTCTCTGAACATATCTCTAGCTAAAGCATCCCACTGATTGCCCTTAGTCCAAATACATTCCTTAGCGGCTTTTTGTATTCTTGTTCCGGTAATCTTCCCTTTTCTAAGAGCAAACCATTCCTTAGTTCCTTGAATAATTTTTTTGCTTTGTTCAGCCATTGTTAGCACCTACTACTTTTGCGTAGTACAAACCAACCTGTTCTCTAACTGTTTTGTCTTCAGCTAAATTTGCAGCTTTATCAAACTTCTTAAAAACTTTTTCTTGATCTGCTTTTGATTTTGCATTTGCTATCTCGCCCTTGAACATATCTAGCAAACTATCTTCAGGAGCCTTATCATCATCACCCACCTCTTCAGGCTCTACAGTTTGCTCGAATGGCACACAGAAGAATTGAATTAGTGCATCACGATATGCAAAAGATTTTGCCGCTTCTAAATCTCTACCTTGAGTTGACTTGCTTTTACCTACATATGCAGTATCCACAAAGGACCCATCTTCTAATGATAAGAATCTAATTGTTCCCTTGAGCATTGACTCTGTAGTCTTACCATCGTCAAGGGTCCTGACTCTTATCTTAAGATCCGGGAGAAAGTTGGTTACGATTTTGTTATCACAGAGTGGTTTAGCAAATGATGCGTAGACATCATCGATACCTCTGTAATTATATTTTGAGAAAGAATTAAATTTAGATTTCTCAATTGGGTTTTCTATCAACCAATTTTGAACATTGGCTAACGATTCATATATTTTATTACTTGTTGTCATTGATACCTCCAATAATGTTTAGACATTGTAAACGATTTGACAAAAGAGTACAACAGAATTATTCTACACAGAAATAGAGGTATCATGTCGGTAAAACATATAACAGAAGTTGTTCAACTTGAGGGTATATCACCCACCCAGAAACTAATACTTTTTATCTTAGCTAACTATGCAGATGAGTTTGGTCAGTCATACCCATCGCATGCAAGGATAATGAAGATAAGTTGTTTGAGTAGAAATGCGGTGATTACAAATTTAAATACACTAAGAGATCTTGGATATATTGAGTGGGAAAATAGAAATGACACATCAAATCTATATACATTAGTGTTTAGTAAGGGGGGTACTTCAGAAGTACAGGGGGGTACTGTAAAAGTACACAATACTAAAACTTATACTAAACAAGTATATATATTAAGTTATCAAGAAATTTTTGATATCTATAAAGACAAATGTGATCAAAAGTATTTTGTGCATTCTGCTAATCCATATGTTATTAGAAACAATTGGAACAAATTAAAAGAAGAAGCAAGAAGAGGTTTAGTGTCACCTAAAACAGGAAAGAAATTAGACCTAACTAAAAGAGAGTTTTGGGAATCTTATTTTGATATAGCTAACAATTCACAGTATTACAGAAAAAGACTTAACGGATATATGAAAGGTAAACCAACATGCCGGACATTGCTTTCGCTAACACAATTTAACGCAATAATAGAGAGGAAACATGGATAAAAGAGTATTTGATAAAGAGCTAGAAGCTAATGTTATTTCTGCCATGATTATGGAACGAGATTGTTTTGATTGTGCAGTAGAGAGAGGAGTACAGCCGGATGATTTTAGGTGGCATACATACTCTAATGCATACAAGGCAATGTTAGATACTAATCAAAATGATTTTGTAACCGTTTCATCTTACTTATCAGAGGTTGAATCAGAAGATATCAAGGAGGTAGTGCTCACATTTATTAGTGCCGCACCGTTTAATTCTTGGGTAGATTCTTTGTTGACCAAGTCAGCACATAGAAAACTAGAAAACCTATCTGACGAGATACCAAAGATTGTTTATGACGAAGGATCAATTGAGGAAAAGATTGACCGTGTTAATTCAAAACTTATGGAAAATAAAATTACTAGAAGTTTTGGTACACCTAAGTTAGCAAAAGAAATATCCAAGAACATCATTGACGAGCTCTCTAATCCGGGAGAAAAAGAAAATGTAATTAAAACCAACTTTGAAAATGTAGACGACAAGATACATGGCTTCAAACAAGGGGACCTAATTATAGTTGCTGGAAGACCTGCTATGGGTAAAACAACCTTTGCTCTAAATGTAGCAACATCTAACGCACTAGCAGGTAAAAATGTTTTGATCTTTAGTTTAGAGATGACCAACGAGCAGTTGTTAAAAAAGGTAATTAGTTCAATGTCAAAAGTTCCTATGGACAACATACTGAAGAACAACATGAGCGATACTCAAAAGGTAAGTTTTATGAAAGCCATGAAGCAGATTGATGAAACTAATCTTTATATCTTTGATAACTCACCCATCACCATTGAAACACTTATTAACAAAACCAATAGTCTGGCGGTATCAAAAAAACTAGACCTTATTGTTGTGGATTACTTGCAGTTGTTGATGACCTCATCCAAGGCACCAACAAACAGCGACTCAAGAGCAGCATCCATGACCTACATATCCAATCTTCTGAAGGGGCTGGCGAAACAAGTTTCGTGCCCAATAATAGCTTTGTCGCAATTAAACCGAGGTGTTGAGGGTCGAACAGACAAACGACCTGTCCTTTCAGATCTTAGAGACTCAGGATCAATAGAACAAGATGCTGATATGGTAGCTATGTTGTACCGGGATGGTTATTACACAGAAAACCACAATGATACATCGGCTGAGATTATCTTTAGAAAAAATAGACTTGGTGAGATTGGGACCTACAGCTTAGAGTTTAATCCTGAGATATCAAAGTTCACCACATTGTTGGATGACATCTTTGGGACCGATGATAATATAACAGACTTATACGAGCAGATATGAATCAAGAAGAAAACTTTCACCAAATGCTTAGGGACATCATCCCTAAAATACAAGAAGCAAGAATTAATGTTTTAAAGTCAGAGGCAAATCTAAAAAAAGTTTTTTGGATACAGTTATGCCAAGCCAAGGATGACGGGGAGAGAAGTTACAACGCACAAAAATCTAAGGCTGAAGCAACTGAAGATTACTACAAGGCGAGTATGGATGTAGCGGTAGCCAAAGCTAACCTTGATGCATTACAAACAGAGAAGTCAGCAGTAGATATGCAGTTTGAAGAGTGGCGTACCAAGATGGCTAACCTTAGAGTAGAACGATCACGATATGGTGCTTAAAGGAAGAGCACCCAATAAAGCTGAAAAAGAATGGATGGACAGTATCTCTCAGCTTGGATGTGTTGTATGCTTACATTTTTTTGGGGCAGGTAGCCCAGCAGAGATTCACCATATTTCTGGAAAGACTTCTGCTGGGTGCCATTTTCAAACACTACCCCTTTGTTTCAAACATCATCGTGAAGGCATTGACAATGACCTTTACACATCCAGACATCCATTCAAAGCAAAGTTTATAGAGAGGTATGGCACTGAAGAAAGCCTGCTTGAATTAACTAAAAAATATTTAGGAGAAAAATGTATTTAGCTATGAGAGAAGACGAGAAAGATAATATCAATCCAGACCATTACAAAATTAGTGATGGAGTCCAATGCATTGATTTTATAGAGGCATCCATGACTAAAGATGAATTCAGAGGCTACCTTCGTGGGAACATACTGAAATATATTTTTAGATGTTATAAAAAAAATGGCATAGAAGATATCCGTAAATCGGAGTGGTACATCAAGAAACTTATTGAAACACATGAAACATAGAACAGATTGGGGCGACATAGATACAGCGGCTTACGCTATGAAAATCGGGGAGATGAAAACGCACCAAGAAAGAATGGATTATATGAAAGGATTGTCACCCGGATGTATAAACTTATGTTATCTTCTAGCTATGCAGATGTCTTTACCCAAGACCATCGCTAGACTCAAAACTCGTGAGGAAAGAAGGAGAGCTTGGGAAGAGTTGCCAGACAATTCTATGAAGGACATGGTTAAACAACGGGTTATCAAAATATATAAAGAGAGGTGATCACATGCCGGGAATGAGAGGAAAAGGTAAGAAAAAGAAAAAAGGTGGAAAGAAAAAATCAAGAGGTTGATTGGTCTCAATACCTTAATTCAATAAGGGCAGTCTGCCCACACAGTATCGAATCATTCCAAAGGGACAGGATTAAACTTGTTCCTTTTTTAAACATCTTCACAAGTTCTAATTGGATAGACGATGTAGACGAATTTGATGCTCTTCTTTTTATAGGTGATAATACTGTATCGCTAGGATTGTTAAAAAAATTAGTTGATTATCTGGACATTCAATATCCAAGTCATGAGTTTTTTTATTCATATCCTGACGAGGGTAAATATTCTACCCCTGTGCCTTGTTTGATTGCACAAAACAAAGTGACATTGAATAAAGCTAGAAAAGAATACAAAGAGAAAATAAGGAGAGAGCTATGGAATGGTTAGTTTTAATAGTAGTCGTATCAGTTAGTTTAGCTTGGGTCAAAAGATACAAGCCTAGTTGGTGGGAAAAAATTAATTTTTGGAAGTAGATGAAAAGCAAAACCACTAAAAGGAAGTTTGCCCGAGTTCCTAAAACAAAAAGTGGTGTGCCTTTAAAATATTTGGCTGGGTTGACCGGGGCGAAGAGAAAGAAAAGAGAACAAGAAATCTTGAAAGCTCGCAAACAATACAAGAACAAAACCCTATCTAAATCATCTATGAACAAATTAGCCAAACGGAGAGCTAAAGATGGCAAAAAGAAAAAATAGCACTGAAACCACTCTTAAAAATATGTCTAAGAAATACAATGTTCCTGTTGGAATTCTTAAGCAAGTAGTAAGAAGAGGTCGAGGAGCTTTTTATTCTAGCGGATCAAGACCCGGACAGACCCCAACATCATGGGGTGTTGCAAGGGCTAGGTCTTTTGCTTCAGGTCGAGGTGGTGCAAGAAAAGCCGATGCAGATCTTTGGAAAAAGGTTAAAGCAAGAAGGAGAAAGTAATGCGTAAGAAATTATCACCAAAACAAAAAAAGATAGCGAAGGTTGCAAAACCAAAGAACAGAATTACCGGTGCTGACTTCAGGAAATTAAAGTCCATGAAGAAAGTAAGGAGGAAAAGCAATGCCTCTAAAAGGTAAGATAGCCAAGCAACCACGACACAAAGTCTTTAGAGCAAACAAGGACATCTTTAAAACCCCTTCTCAAGCAAAAGCGAAAGCTAAGAAGCTTGGTCTCAAGGGGATACACTCACACGGAAGAGGCAAAGAAAAAGTATTTATGCCGGGATCAAATCATCAGGCATACAAGAATGCTTTGAAAAAGAAGTAATGGCTACAGTCAAAGATACCAAAAGAGTTTCAGGCGGAGTTGAATACAGGGGTAAGAAATATCCCGGATTCAATAAGCCGATGCAATACCGTGGCTCAGGTAAGTTTAAGAAAACAGTGTTAGCCAAGAAGGGTAACGAGGTCAAGGTAGTTAATTTTGGACACAAAGGTTATGGTCATAATTATAGTTCTAAGGCTAGGAAGTCCTATCTTGCACGATCTGCTGGAATTAGAAACAAAAGTGGGGGGCTTACAAAGAATGACAAATTCTCGGCTAATTATTGGGCTAGAAAAACCTTGTGGGCTGGACCGGGGAAAACAAAGAAAGCCCCGCCCAAGAAATGATTTTGTATACAGAGAAGCAATTGAGAGAAGCATACAAAACTTATATCAAAAATCTAACAAACTCAGATGTTCCTATTGGAAATAAAAAAATCCTACATGTTCCTATTCCCACTCTTGAGGAGTTCAGAAATATGTACGAGGACTACTACAGCAAATTCCACATAAGCAATGGCTAAATTAAAAAAAGCTTGGATGTTCCTATTTACTAACTTACACCTAAAAAAATGAATAAAAAAGATATTTTGATCAAGGAATTAGAAACTGTCGGGATAGCCGATCCTGTTGTGAGATGGATACCCAACAATCCAATGGGAAGAAAAACAGGCAAGGTTACAGGCTGGGTATTTAGAAGCTATGAAGATAAGTTATGGCAAAAGCTTGGAGATAACTTTGAGTCAGCAAAAGCAGAGGCTCAAAAGATAAGCGTATGAAAATATTTGCTACAGAATTTGAACATGACGGAAAAGTTTATGACGGT